TCTTAACGCATTTTCGCAGCTACATTAGAGATGTCAGCAAGTGCTGATCTAACGCTCTGCGGAAGGGGAGTGCCTTGACTTGCCTGTGGAGGCAGAGTCGGAATTGTTGGTGTGCCTGCTGTGAATTGAGCCTGGTTAGTGCCACCTACTCCCTGCTCTTTTAACAGCTTATTTTCCTGCAAAACTAATGCAGATAAATCAGAATACGAAAACTCCCTGCCGTTATGCACAAGGGGCAAGGTCGGGTCTTTGGCATTGACAAGCTTGGCAGCATTACGCTCTGCATCATAGATTATCTGCCCATCCAATTGAGCTAGCTTACGCTCAAGAACTGCCTGATAGGCTGGTACTCTGGCTGCTTCGGGAATCTGGTCATTCCATTGGATGCCATTAAGCTGAGTCTGCTCCCATAGGTTCTTCATCTTAGACACATAACGCTGCTCAATCAGGTGCTTGTCTGCCTCTGCCTTAGTAACCAGGTCATCGTATTTAGCTTGTGCCTCTGCCATCTTCTTGAGAAACTCCTCAGACTGATTGCTATTGGTTGAGTTCTTTGCCTTCTCTTCCAGCTCCTTTAGCTTCTTGAGGGCAAGCTTAATCTTATCACCGCTGTTTTTGGTGACTTTTAGCTCCTCTACGGCATTGGCATCTAGGCCATACTCCTTTGCCATCCTGACTATCTCTTCATCATAGCCCATCATGTAGTTACTGATGAAGTGCTTCTTGAGATCAAGGCTGGTCTTGGCAAGTTCAAAGTCGAATAGGTTGGTATTAAACCTATTACTCACTGCCTCTGGCACTTGAATGTCATTAAGTGCTGATGCACTAATCATCAGGTTGAACTCCGGGTCATCTGATACCCCAGCACGCTTGGCCTGCTGGATTAAAAACTCTTTAATATTCATAAATTATAGGGGCAAGTCATCTACTCTTAAGTCCAGTGAGTCAAGTCCGGTAGGCTCTTCATCCTCAACAACTACCTTACGCTTACGCTTGGGTTTGGTCTCCTCCTCTTCTTCGGTGCTGATAGCAGCAGCTGCTAATTCAGCAGCCATCTCTGCCTTGAGCTGAGCCTTTAGCTCCTCCTTTAGCTTCTCAATATCCGGAAGACCTACCTGCTCAGACTTGTGCTTAATGCCGATATGAGTCTCACCGATTGGCCTAATCCTAGCCCAGCTATAGCTACGCTTGTTGACGGGTTTCTGAAGCTCCCGGAGAGCAATCTGAGCATTGACTGACACTTCATAAGGTGTGTCTTGTGCGCCTGTGGTTGGGTTAATTTCCCAGCGAACTACTTTTACCTGTGTCCGGTTGCCATGCTGTCTGATGGCATCACGGATGTACTGTAGATTATCCATTATATTAATTTAATTAAGTTACCCTGTATGGTGAATTTGACTTCTTAAAGTGCCTGAAGTGCCTCTCTCCTGATAGGCTATGCATGGCTTAAAACCATAGGCATTGCAACTGCTCTGCATGTCGGCAGTCATAGCATCTAGACCATTAGTCTGCACTACTGTCTTCTTTAGCCAGTCCAATGCACAATGATTGGTAATAATGTAGGCATGAGTTAACCACATGCCATCTCCTTTCCAGAGATTAGGAAGTTCTGGTATGGCTACCTTCTCAATGGTCTGCTCCTTATAGCCTGCGTAATACTCCCAGCCTAAGTGAAGAAAATCAAAGTCTGGCAGCTTATCAAAATTCTCAACCAGAGCCTCAAGTTTAGGCCATTCAAACCGTGCATCATCTTCCAGAACAAGAGCTGTCTCATGCCCATTTTGGACAATTGTAGTCCAAACTTCACGATGAGAAGCACAGCAGCCTATCTCTCCTAAAGACATGTTAGGTCTCTTCTTAGACTTCTTCAGACTATTGTCTACTACATGACCAGGCTTATTGCCATCATTAGCCTTTATCCATTGCGGAGCATTGCCATGCTTGTCAGTAATGTGCCGGATAGTGTGAAACAATCTGTTTCTCCTCTGGCTAGCCTTAGGCAGGCTGATAAAGTAGATAGCATCAACAGGCAACTTCACAGCTGATCCTTTCGGTAACCGAAAAGTCGATACTGAAGAAGTAGGTCTCAAAGTTTCGCTCTGCAAGTCCGAAGTACTGGCTTGCGATTGCTTTACTATTGTAGTCTGTGCCTGCATAGGTTATGCCTTTTGTGCGATTAATTATAGAGGTAATGCCGAACTCAGCATTTTCATAGGTTGAATTAGCAATGAGTTTGAAGTTGACTGTCCTGAGTAAGCTATTAGCTCTTCCTCCGGCAAGAGCTGCCTCTACTGAGGCTGATTCACGAAGAAAGAACACTACTAGTGGGTAGGTATCATTGACAGCACAATAGGTCTGCCCATCCTTGGTCACATAGTTACCAGCACTGCCCTCCAGAATGCTCTCCACAGACTCACCATAATTGAGCATAGTATTGCCATTGAATGTGCCTGCCAGATTCTGGCACAAGTCCTTCAATGCGCTCTCTACGGTGATCTTAGTTACCTTCATTTGCTCAGGTATTGAATTGCCAGCCTATTGATAATTTTCAGAGATTGGTCTAGCTCCTCATCTGAAAGCTCAAAAATAGCACCGAATCTCTGCTCTAAGTAGCCTGCTATCTTAGCCTGTTCGATGCTGACAAAGGTAACCCCATAGGCATTGTCACTAATTGGCACAGGTCTCCAGGCTGCCCACATGTCTCCGGTTAATGTCAAGTCCATGTAGGCTACTTGCCTGCCTAGCTTCTGCCTATACTCTTTATAAGAGCCAAAGGAGTCACTGTTGCCAAAGGCTTTCTGCTGCTTCTTGTTTGCAATGTCTCCAAATCTCCTGCCTATTGGGCTGCTGGTACTAAATGACTTGCCTGAGTCATAAGGAGGAAGCTCAGAGCCATCAGATTTCTCCCCATCCTGCTGCACTCTGGACTGCACAGCAGGAGCAGCATAAAGGGCAGCAGCTCTCAGCACCTTGTCTGCCTGGGATGCCTGCTTAAAGTTTTTTAATTGCTGCCTCAGGAAGGCAGATGTAGAGTCATAGACTGGCATAATTATTTCAAAAATATTTTTGCAGATAAATTATTTAGTTAATATTGCCTCTCAAATCTAACCAATATATCTATGAATTTTGAATCAGTAAAAGTCAGGACAGAGGTAGACAAGATCTATGTTGACTGCAAGACCTCAGACATCAAGACCATCCAGACAGCCATCTGGCTATATGGTGGAAAGGTAAGTATCTACTTTCTCTACCATGAAAACGGAAGAGACATCTACAACATGTCCTACCTTCTTGAGACAGAGCGCATGAACTTCATTATCTATGGTGTTCAGCTGGATGCGATGCAGTACTACAACCAGCTTGAGGCATGGGCTGAGCGTAGGCATAAGGTTTTTGAACCTCATACTTGCTTAACTTTGGTAGACAACTCTTACTTTCTACCTTATGAACAAGATTGATCTTAAAGAAGCAGCTATTCAGTCAACATTCTGGCTGGTATATGCCTCACTCATTACCTTACTAGCAATCAAATTAATTAACTATGTCCAATAGAGATGTAACTGTCTGCCTTACTAGCTGTGGTAGGTGGGACTTACTTGAGAAAACCATAAGCTCATTAGTTACCTATTGGGATGGTCAGCCTCCGGCAGCCTTCTTAATTCACGATGATAGCGGAGCAATTGATGCTGTCATAGTTAAAGAACTAGACCGCTTCCTAATGAGGCATTGGCAGATCATGGCTGAATGGTCAAGTAGCCACAGAAAAGGTCAGGTGCATGCAATAGATACTCTCTACTCTAAGGTTCAGACACCTTACATCTTTCACTGCGAAGATGATTGGGAGTTTTTCCATGATGGCTTTATCGCAAACTCTAAGTCTGTCCTTGAGGCTGAGCCTAAGGCTGCATGTGTTTGGATAAGACACCCACAAGACCGCAATAATCACACTGTCATAGCTGGCATAAAGCTCACTAAGCAGGCAGTCAGGTATCAGCAACTTGCCCAGAGATACAAAGGAGACTGGCATGGCATGACTTGGAATCCTGGTCTAAGAAGGCTGGCTGATTACAAGGCTATGGGTAAGTTTAGCAACTTCTGCGAGTGGCGAGATAATGACCATGCCTATGCAGAGAAGCAATACAATAAGAAGTACTATGAGGCTGGCTACATTGGCTTCACCTTATGCCGGGGCTTTGTCAAGCACATAGGTCACCTTCACTCACTCAAGAAACTACAAGTAAGATGAAAGCAACACTAACATTTAATTTGGATGATTCAGATGATGCCATTGAACACTTCAGGTGTATCAAGTCACTTGACATGGCACTCTTTATCTTTGACTTTGCCGCAAAGCTCAGAGACCTTACTGATACTTCGGAGGATGGTAAGCACATTGATGAGGCTCACATCTGGGAGAAGTGGGAAGAGACTATGGAAGCTTATGACCTAAACCTAAATAGGCTAGTAATATGACACAGCTAGAGCAATTAGAAATATTTGAACAATATGAGTATAAAGGTTGGCTAATTACCATCGGTGAAGAATATGGGAAAGACCTATTGTATGGTTTTGCACAACCACTTAAATATGCCAACATTTTTTCTTATGATGATTATGAAAGTTATCTTGAAGATGAAAGATACTCTGACCAGCTAGAGAAAAAAGTTATTGAGGCAGGAATTGTTCCATCTGATTATTTTACCTCAGAAATAGATAATGGTTTTTACATAAGTCTTTATCATGTTGTTAAGCCTCTTGAGGACACTGAGAATTTTTTAAGAAGTACAGATGTTTCATCTCCAACTTCAATATTATCAACGCTATTATCAGAAATAGAATGTGATATTAATACTGAACCTGGAGAAACTAGATATTTCAAACCAGTACCAAGTAAAAATTTAAAAAGTTTAAAAAAGTATGTTCCAAAATCAGAAAATAAAAAGCCTCCTAGAAAAGCAAGAGGTTTTAATAATTTAGCTTGGGCTACTTTAGTAAAATTAAGGGATGGTAACTGTACTATTTGCCAAAGTTCAGATGACTTACATGCACATCATATTAAGTCATATAAAAGTCATCCTGAGTTAAGATATGATGTAAACAATGGCACAACACTTTGCGCTATTTGTCATAGGCAACATCACAAACTAAATGGTAAATAATATGACACAGCTAGAGCAATTGTTGGTAATTGTCAACAAGGAAATAGGCAGTAAGGAGATTATGATGGATAAGGAGAAGATGCTGCCTGTTAATTCCTTCTACTATGCCGGAGGGCATAGTGCGTTGATGTATGTTAAGCATCTCATAGAGAGGCTACTGGAAGAAGAAGAAGTCGCAAAAATTGACAATAATTGAGACATGAATTATCAATCACCAATCGAAGAGCTAATAGACTTCATCATTGACTTGAAGGATGACATTGATGTCAATGATGTGTTAGTCAAGGCTGAGTTAATTAACATGCGGAGTAAGCCCAGGCAAGTAGGCTGGTACTTCAATGGCAAAATATATCATGACTTGGATGACCTAAAAGGCAGAACAATGTCTGACTATAATCAACCTAAACCACTTTATTACTATCCATAATGGGAGACATACTTAGCTCATACCTAGAAAGCCTGCCGGATGCTGATCCATTGCAGGCAGTAAATCACCCTGCTCACTATGGTGGGCAGGACAGCACCTATGAAGCAATCAAAGTAATAGAGGCTTGGGAGCTTGGCTTCAATCTAGGCAATGTAATTAAGTACATCAGCAGGGCAGGCAAGAAGGGAAGCAAGCTGGAGGACTTGAAGAAGGCTCAGTGGTATTTGAACAGAGAGATTGAGAAGAAGTTATGATGTCATACGGAGAAAAAAGGAGACATCAATATTATAGGGTAAAATATAGATTTAATTATCCTTCAGGTAAAACATGGACAGAGGAAAGAGAATGTTTGTGTTATAGTCAAATTGGTGTTTATGATACTATGCGATTTATTTATAAGCATAAAGATTATACTATTTTATCAATTACTCCAACTGGTAGATATGCTGGTCAACCTGTTTTACCAAGTACCCATGTTATCGGTGAGTTATAAATCGAAAACCCCTCCGGGTGAGCATTGTAAAGAGGCTTGAGGGGTCTTATTATCGCAAATGTACGGCAATTGTCCGTACATGCCGTAATTCTATGGCCTTACAAAGCCCTGCTGAATCAGGCCAGCATTATCGCAATTAAAGCACAGACCTTCACCTCTTAGGTTAAGCTGCCTTGCCCAGATAGCTAGGCTCTGCTGGTAGCCATCAAGGAAGGTAGCCATAGCTCGCTCTGTGAACTCACGGTTGCCTTGGCTGAAGTAGTTAGCCCTTGGGCTGGCTACCTTTTGCCAGAGTATCTGATAGCACAACAGATTTGCCCAGGCATCCAGAAGAAACTCCCTTTGCTGGCAGATGAAGCTATCAAGTGAGCATAGCAGCTGGGCATCTATGTAGACTCCTGACTGGCTATTGTCTTGACTCCATGAATCACCAAAGCCATAGCCTAGCGGAGCAGTGACCGGGAAGATAGACCAGCCATTGCGCCAGAGGTAAGTAAATCTGGAGGCACACTCTAAGTCCATCTGCGCCCAGCCATAGTCACTGAACATGCCATAGCTAGTAGGTAGGTTAGTGCAGTCTACAGCTACCATGATGTTGAGCTTGTCAAAGTCAGAGTAGAACTCCTTATTGACTTGAATGTAATTCATGCCCTCAACCAGGTCAGCAGTGCCTGACTCCAGCAGCTTGCCATCTTGAGTCTGGTAGATGTACCAGTCAATGCCATTGACAGGCGCACCTGCATTAAAGATGTATATCTGCTTAACCCTTAAGCTCAGATACTTGCTGCCTTGAATGCTCACGAATGTACCCTTCAAGATAGCCTCTGCTGGCACTGTCTGAACTTGCTGCCATTGCTGCACAAACTCCTTCCTTGTTTGGAATAGCACCTGATCTAGCTGAGCCTCTGCTGAGCTGAATAGTGCAGCTTGAACATCTCTCTTAAGCCTGACATAGCTCACTGCTTGTGCGCTGTTCCACATGCCTACATAGCTCACCTGCTCCGGTGTGGCTATCTTATCAAGCAGCTCCGAACTCATGCCCGGGTAGTCATTTATATAGAGGCCAGACAGAGGAGCATCAGTAGTGCATCCTTTTAGACCGATGTAATCTTGAAGGCAATTCATGCTGCTAAATTAAGCATTATCAGAGTTATTGCTACCAGCTGCCGGAATTCGGAAAATCTTGGATGTTAGTGCTGCCCATGAGCCAAGCACTTGAGCAAGGATAAACATTAGCACCGAATCAGAAGCAGCTACTTGATTGGTCTTGTATAGATAACCTACACCCAGAAGTAAGCCTACTAAGACAAGACTTGTGCAAGTGTATGCATACACTTGAAAACGCTTGCCAAAGCTATTTAGCATTAGAGCTTCGGGAAAAGCCCCTTGATTAGGCCACCTAAGAATCTGCCCCTTCTCTCTGCTCTCTCTGTCTTGAAAGTCTTGCTCTGCGTGCAGGAGTCAAGGTAGATGACAGTCTCTGCAAGTGCCTTGTTCTGAGCTTTGAGGCTATCAACTCTTGCCGACATGTTGGCTGTCCGGTAGAGGCACTTAACTGACATGCTATCTGATACTTGAATAAATGACTCAAGTCTATTATGGGTCTTGTTCGCATTATACACATCAAGTCCAATGTATGCAATGAAGACCAGCATCAGAAATAAAGTATCCTTGTGAATGCTCATTTGAATAACTTTTTTAATTGCAGATATAACTTACTGTACCCGGTCATCATTACCACCTCTCCTGACTCATCAGGCCATAGCTCTTTTACTACTAGCCTCTTGTGGATGTCTGAGGCAATCACGAATAACCTATAGAGCAGGATGACTGCCCAGCCATGAGAGTAAGCCCATGCCTCAAGATCATTATAGAATTGCAAGTCAGGATTAGTCAATTTAGTCAGTAGGATAGCACCATAGGCAGGTGTGTCATTCAAGAACTTAACCAGCTCTGCCTTGATTATCATATTCATAATTTTAATAAGTCCAGATAAGAGACTGTGGTTTTGTGGGGTCACAGTCTACATGGATGAATGTGCCATCAATGCCTATCCTCTTGAAGCCTACTTCAATTAGAGCATTGATAATAGTGAACCTAGAGGCTGAGTCATTGCAGTGAATGTCTGCTGCCCATCCACCTAGGTGAGGTGAGTTAGTCACTGCCTTATAGCCCCTCTTCTGGAGGCTGACATTGTGAGCCTTGGTTCTGAAGCCTGAGTTAATCTTGAAGGGAATGCCAGCAATCTCTCTAGCCTTGTCAAGCTTAGTCAAGAACTCCTCCTTCATGCTGCTACCCGAACCAGGAGCATCTGGGGAGTCGAACTCGGAAAGTGTAAAATGCTTTAGCTTCATTGTGTAAATTTACTTAACCCTTGTGAATTTTTTTGCTGCACTTTTTACAGACTTTTTGCCAACACATCCCCAAGCCTTCCGGCTTAAATCATTGGCACATGGAGGGTTCTTGCACTTCTTAATTCCAGAAGACCTTGCACAATAGCTATCTCCTTTCGGAGTACCTGGTGCAATGCTGTAGCCTTTAGCTCCAAACTTGACAGTCTTGCCTCCGACTTTAGTCTTAAACTTTTTCTCAGCCATTATCTTCCCTGTCCTCTGTACTTTTTCTGCCTGCTTTCCTTCGGCCTTCTGGCCTTTCGGTGCTTGCCCTCTCTGCGCTTTCCAAAGCTTATCTTAACTGCTGACTCCTTTGCCTTTTTCATAGCGTAAATATCCTAATTTATCACTTACTTTTGTAATCCTCTATGACAGTTGAAGATAACTTTTACCCCCAGAGAAATGGAGCTGCTCCGTGTGCTTGCCAAGGGCAGGCACTTCCTCAAGGATCAGGCTAACCCAAACCGATACAAGAGGCATTGGGGCAATGACCAGCAGACTGCTGACATGCTCGGTGTGATGGGTGAGTACGCAGTCAGTAAGGCACTCAAGATTCCAATGGACATGAGCTGTGGATTAGAAGGTGATGGAGGCACTGACCTAATGATGGATGAGTATAATCTAGATGTCAAGACCACCAAGTACAAGACAGGCAGGCTAGTGTTTAATCTTAATGATGAGCTAAAGGCTGATGTCTACATCTTATGCTGGGCAATAGAAGAGCAGGCAGAGGTAATCCTGCAAGGCTACATTAGGAAGCCTAGCATGGCATCGGTAATGGTTCAGCAGAACCTAGGGCATGGCCTCCGTAATGTGATTGAGCAGAGGCATCTGAAGCCCATCTCCCTAC